ATTATGAGTATGTCTATGGCTTTATATGTTGGTGACATATCTTTTAGTCAATTAACTAAAAATGAAAACGCGAATAAAGCAATGTTGGAATCATGGACTTTGTCTGAAAGAACATATGAACCAAACAAATCATTTTATTCTTACGGTACCGCTTTTGACCAAATAGGTTCAATGTCCATGGATAATGACCCGAGTATCCCAAGACATACCAATAACGCAACAAAAGAAAATTACCAACAGTACGCATGGTTGTTTGGTAAAAAAAGATAATCCTTTATTATCATAACAGAATTAATTATATTCTCATAAACTATTTATATACATGGCAGAAAGTAATTTGACGGTTTTTCAGAGATTAACAAAGGTGTTTGGGTTTCCTAATAAGGTAACTCCTGAAGAAGCTCCGTCTTTCAATTTTGACAAAGAGCAAATATTAAAAACAAATAGTCGAGAAGAGTATGAGAAAGCGATGTTGCAAGCACAACAAAGCCAATACATCGCAGATAAATGGACAAAACTCGACCAATCTCTTTACAACCAATCGGTATACTATGAACCTAACAGGTTATCGGCATATTACGATTATGAATCAATGGAGTTTACTCCTGAAATTTCTGCGGCATTAGACATCTACGCTGAAGAATCAACAACTTTATCCGAAAAGGGTGAAATTTTAACCATATTTTCAGAATCAACAAGAATTAAAAGTATTCTTGAGGATTTATTCATGAATAGATTAGATTTAAACACTAATCTACAAATGTGGACAAGAGGTGTGTGTAAGTATGGAGACAACTTCGTTTACCTGAAAATTGACCCTGAAAAGGGTATCATAGGTTGTCAACAACTACCGAATATTGAAATAGAAAGACACGAGGGTAAAGAAAGTAAAACACCGAACCAACAAAATGCAATGCAGATGCCCACAAGGGAATTAAGATTCCAATGGAAAAACAAAGAGTTGGAATTTCAAGCTTGGGAAATTGCACATTTTAGATTGTTAGGTGATGATAGAAAACTTCCTTATGGTACTTCTATGTTGGATAAAATAAGAAGAATTTGGAAACAATTACTTTTAGCTGAGGATGCTATGTTGATTTATAGAACAACTAGAGCACCTGAAAGAAGAGTTTTCAAAATCTTTGTTGGTAACATGGATGACAAAGATATCGAAGCGTATGTACAGCGTGTTGCAAACAAATTTAAAAGAGACCAAATAGTAGACTCAAGAAACGGTCAGGTGGATATGAGATATAATCAAATGGCAGTAGACCAAGATTATTTCATACCTGTTCGTGACCCCGCTCAGACAAATCCAATTGAAACTTTGGCGGGAGCTCAAAATTTAGGTGAGATTGCGGATATTGAATACATCCAAAAGAAAATGTTGGCGGCTCTTCGTATTCCTAAAGCATTCTTAGGTTTTGAAGAAGTTGTGGGCGATGGTAAGACTCTTGCGTTAATGGATATACGTTTTGCAAGAACAATTAATAGAATTCAAAAATCAATAATTCAAGAATTAAATAAGATTGCATTAATCCATCTTTATTTACTTGGTTTAGAGGACGAATTAGACAACTTTACATTATCATTAACCAATCCATCTGCTCAGTCTGATTTATTAAGAATTGAACAATGGAAAGAAAAAATAACCTTGTATAAAGATGCAACATCAGACCAATCTCAAATAGGTATTCTTCCTGTTTCACATACATGGGCTAAGAAGAATATTCTTGGTATGAGTGATAGTGAAGTAGTGTTGGATTTACAACAACAAAGACTTGAAAGAGCGATAGGATTTGAATTAACAAATACACAAAATGTAATTAAACGTTCAGGAGTATTTGATGATGTGGATTCTAAGTATGGTGTACCTGAAGAAGAAAGACAAGAAGGTGGTGAAACACCTGAAGGAGGAGGAGGAATGGGTTCAGATATGGGGGGAGGAGCACCTCCACCTCCACCGCCAGCCGGTGGTGATGCTCCATTGAGTGAAAATGAAACTAAAAAACATAATATATTGAGCATGTTAGGTGAAAATGAAAATTTAAAAGATTTATTTAACATGGATAAAGCTCAACAGAATATTTATGAAATAGAAAATAAACTAAAAGACTTTTTAAACGAATAACTGAAATGACAAACTTTGGTGAATTAAAAACAAAACTATTGACAAAATTAACCGAATCGTACACCTCTAATAAAAAGAGTGAAATTAAAGATTTGGTAAAAAAACTAAAATCAAATAAATCTTTGGTTGAGATGTATATGTTTTATGAAAACATAGAAAATCTTAATATTACAAGTAGAGATAAAGCTAAATTGTATGTAGAATCTATTGAACCGATTTTGATTGATAAAATGAAATCTTTGAAAAAAGAGATGAAAGAATTCGGTAAATCTCTCAAAGATGTTGTTGTGGAAAATACTTCAGTATACAATGACTTAGATATCTTATCTGAAGAGTCTAATATGCACAATATCGCATCTAAAATTGATGCCAGAGAAAATTTAATAAATCATTTAATTTCTGAAAAGAAAAAAGAAGTTGTTGAACCTTCACCAATTCAAATTGAAAACCATTCATTGTTAAATGCGGTGTTGGTAAATAACTTCAATATAAAATACGAAGATTTCTTAAATGAAGAACAAAAAGGGACGTTTAATAAGATTGTTTCAATGACAAACGATGAGTTAGTTCTTGAAATGAATACAATTAAAAAAGAGTTGAATAATAAACTCGATTCTCTTTTGAAAGAATCAACTGAAGACTCTGTTGTAAGTAAACTTAATAATGTGAAATCAGAGGTTGATAAGTCAGAGGTTACAAAATACAATTACTACAAGTTGATTGAATTGAAAAACGGTTTAATTTGATTTTTCTTGATTTGTAAACAATTGTTGTTTGTAGATAGCTTTTAACTTTTTACTTCTTTTAGCAACTGAGGGTTTAGTATATTGTTGTTTTTCCCTCAATTTATCGTTTTGTTTAGTCTTTTGAACCTTGTATTTGTATTTCTTTAATGCAGATTCAAGGTTCTTCTCTTTATTGACGTTTACGATTATCATAAGTTTTTTTTAAATATAATTGAAAAGTTTTGATTTGTTAAGTTTATTCTGTATATTTTAAATACACCATAAAATATATAAGTATGATAAATTTAAATGAAAAAAGGAAAGTTTATTTCAATAGGTGTACACAATAATGTAAAGATTGGGTATGGTACTGTTGATTATAAGAACTTAAAAACGGTCTACATTCAACTAAACTCATGGACCCAACCCACAATAATCGACCACGACTTTGATAAGTTAATCTCGAAAACCAGAAGACAAATCAAAGAAAAAATTTATTCTTTGAATTCTGATTTATTCAAAAAAGAATCAATAGTCGATTTAGATATTAAAACTAATGGCATAAAAGAAAATAAAAGGTCATTCATGGACCTTGAAATTACTTTATATGTAGAGAAGTTTTTTGATGTAAGGTCAAAAGAGGTTAAAAATATTATATCCAACTTATCAGAATCTATAGTAGATACCGTTTTAACGGACGAAACTTTATTTAATTTCTTTGAAAAAAAGAATTAATTCAGTATTCGGGGTATTTATTATAAAAAAGTTGGATGAAAATACTCGGGCCAAATGAAACCGGTAAAGGTATACTAATTGAATACGATGCCGGATATATCTCACCATTAGAAAATCAGAAAATAATTTCTGAGATGAAAGACGTGGATTACTCGCAAGATGTAGTCCTTTATGCTGTTTTGCAGAAATATGACACACCAAATAAAAATGGTAGAATATATCCTGAAAACATATTAAAAAGAGAAAACGAAAAATATCAAACCTTAATAAAAAAAGGAAGTGCTCTTAGTGAGTTAAATCACCCAACATCTTCTCTTATCGATTTAGATAGAGTTTCTCATTCCATATTGGAAACATGGTGGGATGGGAAAATCTTAATGGGTAAGATTAAATTGTTTACATCTCCCGCTTGGAAAAAAATGGGTATCGTTAGTACCAAAGGTGACCAAGCCGCAATGTTACTTATGAATGGAGCAACACTTGGTATTTCTTCAAGAGGCGTTGGGTCATTAAAAAATATTAAAGGACAAAACATAGTTCAAGAAGATTTTGAATTAGTTTGTTTTGATTTAGTATCATCTCCAAGCACACCAGGTGCATATGTATTCTCTGATTTAAAAGACAGAGACCAATACCAAGAATCAATTCAAGATAAACCCGCTGACTCTGACAGAATGAAAAATCTGATGTCTAAGTTGGATACTTATTTGGGTAAATAAGAATTTAATATAGTTTATCATACTATAATCCGTATTTTTTTACATTATCGACATATTTATAGGTAAATATATTTAATAAAATGAGCGAAAAATCCATTCTAGAACAAGCATTACTTCAAGTACAGACTCTTGAAGAGGCAGTAAAAGCAAACGCAAAAGGTATACTTGCATCTACTATGAAGCAAGAACTAGGTGATTTGTTGAAAGAATCAATGGAAGATGAGGAGAAGGAAGTTAAAGAACAACCTACTCCTAAAGAAGACCCCACAGATGATGTGTCAGCAAAAGCTGATGATGAAACAGGGGACGATAAATCGGACGAGGATGATGACGAATCATCTGATGAACCAACTAAAGGTATCGACGATAAAGATTCATCTGAAGATGACGATGACGACATGGGTAATATGTTTAACATGGGCGGATTCGGAGATGACGAAGATGATAATGACGTTGTTGATATGACAGGAGCTGATGAAGACGAAATTTTAAAAGTATTCAAAGCAATGAGTCCTGAAGATGGTGTAATCGTGAAAAAAGATGATGACCACATTGAATTGTCTGATGGTGATGATGAGTATATCATTAAGTTAGGTGAAGAAGACTTAGATGAAACTATGATGTCTGAAGAAGATTTAGAAGAAGGTGATGAATCAGAATATTCCGATGAAAATTTGGGAGAAGGTGATGAATCAGAATATTCGGATGAGTCTTTGGAAGAAATGATGGATGACTCTGAAGAAACTGTTTACGAAATCGAACTTGATGATACAAACGAAGACATGTCATATGAAGATGATGATGAAACCTTAGGTGGTGAATCATTAGAAGAATATGTTGACGAAACTTACGAAGAAGGTGTTGATTCTATCGAAGGCGACGTTGAGGAATCTGCTCGTACTATGGGTAATGGATATCATGGAGGAATTAAATCCAAAAAGAAATTCTACGCTGGTAATAAGAGAGAAGAAATCAACGAAGAAGTTAGCAAACTTAGAAAACAAAATGATGAGTACAAGAAAGCTCTTGTATTATTCAAAGAAAAGTTGAACGAAGTTGCTGTCTTTAACGCCAACTTAGCTTACGCTACTCGTTTGTTTACAGAACACTCAACCACCAAACAAGAAAAGTTAAACATCCTAAAAAGATTCGATTCAATTTCAACCTTGAAAGAGTCTAAGAACTTATATAGTTCTATAAAAACTGAATTGGACACTAAAAAACCTGTGACCGAATCAGTGGTTGATAAAATAACTACGGCACCAACTTCTTCTTCATCTCAAAAAGTATTGTCGGAATCTAAAGCATACGAGAATCCACAATTCAAGAGAATGAAAGATTTGATGTCGAAATTAAAATAAACAATAAACTTAAAAATTAAAAATCAATACTAAAATGGGAGCATTATTAGAATCAGGTATGGTTGGTAACATCGGTCTTAAGCACCTTCGTGTTATCAAAGAAGATACCATCAAAAAATGGGACGACTTAGGATTCCTTGAGGGTCTTAACGGTCACCAAAAAGACAACATCGCACAATTGTATGAAAACCAAGCTTCATACCTAATCAACGAAGCGGCTGTAGCCGATGCTTCAGGTTCTTTCGAAACTGTAGTATTCCCTATCATCCGTCGTGTATTCTCTAAATTATTAGCGAATGACATCGTTTCAGTACAAGCAATGAACTTACCTATCGGTAAATTGTTCTACTTCGTACCTAAAATCCAAGACAGAAGCGACAACGCTCACCGTCAACCTTACGGATTCCCAAGTGCTGAGACTGACCCAGCTGCTGGTTACACAGGTAATAACTTGTACGACCGTTTCTATGAGTCAAGTGATTCAGTGGATTCTGGTTTGTTCGATTACTCAAAAGGTACTTATACAACTGTTACAGGTACATCTATTGAATTCGTAACATTCAGTAACGGTACTGCATCAACACAAGCGACTATCGCTTCAGGTACTTCAGTTTCAAGTGTAATCTTAAAACTTTCAGGTTTCACAACTTACGATGGTGCAGCTAAACTTGCAGGTCCTAACGGTCAAGTTATGGATACTGAAGAATTCTTAGCTTCATTAACAGTATTTACTCAAACAGGAATTGATAGTAGTCTATATAGTCACTTAGGTGCAACTGTAGCTGCTAACATCCCTTTCAACGTTGTAACTCAAAAATACGGTAAAGGTATTGTTGAATACGGAAGCAAAGGTACTGGTAGAACAGGTAAATATGACAATATTTGTGACGCTGAAGGTATTATCTACCTTCAAGTTGACTTACAAAAATACAATGGTGTTACAACCGGTTATACTGACTACACAGTGGCTGCAAACACAGCGTTAGCTGCAACTGACCTTAAAGTTTCTTGGAGAGAATACAGTTCACTTGAATTCGAAGAAGAAATCGGTGAAGTATCTTTCGACCTTCAATCAGTAACAGTTTCTGTAACTGAAAGAAAGTTAAGAGCTAGCTGGTCTCCTGAATTGGCTCAAGACGTAAGTGCATTCCACAACATCGATGCTGAAGCTGAATTGACAGCATTATTGTCTGAGCAAATCGCAGCAGAAATCGACCGTGAAATCCTTCGTGACATCCGTAAAGGTGCCGCTTGGACCGCTAAATGGGACTACAATGAGTGGAGATACGGTAACAATGGTTCATCATTCGCTGGTTACACTCAAAAAGATTGGAACCAAACTTTGGTTACCAAAATTAACCAAATCTCAGCTCAAATCCACAAAACTACCTTAAGAGGTGGAGCTAACTGGATTGTTGTATCTTCTGAGGTATCTGCAGTATTTGATGACTTGGAATACTTCCACGTTTCAAACGCTAACCCTGAGCAAGACCAATACAACATGGGTATCGAGAAAATCGGTTCATTAGCAGGTCGTTATCAAGTTTACCGTGACCCTTACTTACCAGCTGGTAAAGTTATCATCGGTCACAAAGGTAAATCATTGTTGGACGCTGGTTACATTTACGCACCATACGTTCCATTACAATTGACACCTACAATGTACAATCCATTCAACTTTACACCAATCAAAGGTATCATGACAAGATACGCTAAGAAAATGGTTAACAACCGTTACTTTGGTGTGATTAACGTTGGTGGTTTGACTACATTCAGTCTTGACACCTTGAGATAATCATTTCAATCTCATAATAGAAAGGGGGACATTAGTCCCCCTTTTTTATTGCCAAATATTTTAACTATATTTATATTCTATGGGTAAAATGACTAAAAAACAAATTGCTAATAGTTTAAAATCAGACGAACCAATTGATTATAATAAATTACGATTAGATGTTTTAAAGAATTTAGTTGAGTCCCGAAACATCGAATGTAAACAAACCAAAGAAGAAATGGTAAAGTATCTTGTTATGGACGACAATGACAAGTATATTAGACCTATAATCTACACAAAACACGCAGATGGTTATATGGTTGGAATAGATTTAAGAGACTCCAACAATTTAATCGAAATGGGTAAATTGGTTGAAAAAAATATCGCATATCGAATGAACCTTTATTCTAATGACAGAATACACTATATTTCTAAACAAAAACTATTATGAATTGGACCGAATATTTCTTAAACATCGCCGAACAAGTAAAACTAAAATCAAAAGATAAATCTACACAGATTGGTGCCGTAATTGTTGGTGTTGATAATGAGGTACTTTCTACGGGTTATAATTCATTTCCGAGAGGATTGGATGATACCATAGAAGAACGTCAGGAAAGACCTGAGAAATACTTTTGGTTTGAACACGCTGAACGTAATGCAATCTACAACGCAGCACGTATTGGTGTGTCTCTTAAAAATTCCACAATATATCTAACTTCGGGATTACCTTGTATGGATTGTGCAAGAGGTATTGTTAATTCGGGGATTAAAGTGGTTTGGTGTAAAACCGAGTGTACCACTAAAAACAAAGAGAAATGGGTGGAATCACAGATGAAAAGTCAACAACTTCTCAATGAGTGTGGTGTTCAGGTGTATTATTATTAAGTTTTTTAACTTTAACAATTAAGTCACCCGTTCCTTTAATAATTCTGTGATAAGTACCCTCATGTATGAAAATGGGGGTATTTTTTTTAATTTGTATAGGTAATTCATCATCCATTTGAAACATCCAATTAGTGTCATGTTCACAAATAACAATCCTATCTTCTTTGTCAAAATGCCACTTCAATTCCATCTCAGTTAAATCTGAGGTGAATGTTCTAACATGAAATCCTTCTTTTAATTCTTCTTTGAATGGGAAATCCATTACCAAGGGTTTGATGATTTGATACCAAGAGCATTTCTATATCTTGAGATGTTACAACTCCAATATCCTGCAGTTGTTCTGTCTTTCTTTTGGTCACATTTGTGACGAGCTCTAAATGACTTCGCCGCTGCTCTATTATTGTTCCTAACTCTAAGATTTGGGTCACCGAAAGTTACTTTAACAACATTTCCACTACTATTTTTAACATAAACCGCGAATTTTTTAGGACCGCCTGGTGTTCTAAATGGTTTATTTAATTTTACATTTTTACCTCTGTGTTTGGCTTCAACAAGATACTCTTCTTCATTTAATATGAATGGAATGTCTAAGTAAACTTCTTCACCTTCATAGATACCTGTTAATCCAATGTCTGTTTTAATTAAATCTAAATCTTCACCGTCAAGTATAAGAACCCCTTTGTTGTATAAATCTCTTGACTCGTTGAATAGATTAAAAAAGTTTTCAGAATAAACTCGATATATGTTTTCAATTAATGGTTTTTCTTTTTCAATATGATACTGTAATCCCTCACTTAGTAAATTTTTTGATTCCGATACTATCCATAATTTAGGTGGATTATAGGTATCGATTATTTCATCTACATTTATTGTTATATTGTTAATCATATTCTCATCAAATCTTGTAAATGTTGGTTTATTTCCTGTACCGGGTTTTGGGTCTTTTTTCTCTGCCCTTCTTTTTTGAGAAACCATGGATTTCTTTTCTTTTTTACTATATGAAGATGCAATTTTTGGTGTGTCTTTGGAAACCTTTTTTAGTGGTCTACATTTTGGATAACCTTTTCTACTCTTATCACCGTCCGCGGATTTTCT